TCGGGGTTTCAGCATCCTGGAGGAGACCCGAGAGATGACGGCCCGCGAGGTGGCCGAACGGGTGAGCAAGGAGTTCACGCTTGTGGCGCCTACCATGGGCCGGATCCAGGAGCAGTATCTCGGGCCGCAGATTCAGCGTGAAATCGACGTGTTGCAGGAAGATCCGAATCTGGTTCTCCGGATGCCCAAGGTGCCTCCGGAGCTGCTGGAGGCGGATGGAGAGTTCGATATCATCTACACCTCCCCGATGGCTCGGGCGGAGCGCATGGAGGACGTGCAGGGCTTCATGCAGATTGTGGAGATTGCTTTGAACCTGTCGGCGCAGACGGGCGATCCTTCGCATGTCGATCAGTTCAATTTCGATACCGCCATCCCGGAGATGGCTGAGATCGCCAACGTGCCGGTGAGCTGGATGCGCACCCCCGAAGAGATCGCCGCCAAGCGCGAGGAGCAACAGCAGAAGGCGGCGATTGATCAGGCGGTGGCCGCGGCGCCGGCGGCGGCCGGTCTCGCACAGGCGGCCGTGCAGGCGGGCGGTAGCGGATGAGCGTCGAAGAAGAGGCAGTCCGGCGAGCCGAGGTTGAATCGCAGAACGCCGAGGTGCTCCAAGCCGAGCAGGCGTTGATCGAGCTTACTGCTCGGGTTTTCAAAGGCGCGGATCCTGGCGATCTGGAGGATTGGTTGATCAAGTTCGCCGAGCACTGCACCGCGTTCTCGCGACACGAGCACGAGAATCAATTCCTGGCGAACGTCTGCGCGGGTCGCAGGCAGGCGTTTTTCTGGCTGGCGGATCACCTCAAACTTGATCTCCCGAGCTGCTATCCGAGATATCTGCGACAGACCCGAGGAGACTGACCCATGTTTATAGACGCAAGGCCGGGGTTCCGGCAGATCTTCCGAGACGGTGAAGGCGGAGGCGGCGGTGCCGCCCCTGGAGCCGGCGAAGGCGGGGGCACCCTAGGCGCAGCGGCTGGTGCTCTCGGGTCAGGCGCCGCCGGCGCTGGCGCTCCCGCCGGGACCGACGCTGCGGCTGCTGCTGCGGCGGCTGCTACGCTGACTCCGGCTCAGACCTTTCACGCCACTTTGGCTCCGGGTGCCGCTCGCGACCTGGTGGTGACCAAAGGCTATGGCAATCCGGATGAGATCGCGAACGCCTACTATAACGCGAACAAGATCCTCGGCGGTGCCACGGACGTTCTGACGATCCCGGGCGAAAAGGCTACGCCCGAGCAGATCACCGCGTTCCGGACCAAGCTCGGAGTCCCGACCGACGCGGCGGGTTATGAATTCGATCTGACCAAGATAAAGAACGTCAACGAGCCGATGGTGGAATTCGGCCGCAAGATGTTTCACGAGATCGGTGTTCCCGCCAAGCAGGCGCAGCGCGCCTTGGATATGTGGGAAGATTTTGTCGGCGAGCAGAATCGCAGCATGGACGCGACGGCCGAGACGAAGAACATCGCCGAGGTGGACGCCGTAAAAGCCAAGCTCGGAGCTGGCGCCGAAGAGTTCCTCGCGAACGGCAAGCGCGCCGTTGCGGCGATGGGGCTCTCTGACGAGGCTTTGGGGCGCATGGAGAGTGCGGCCGGCGCCGGTGCGATCGTGGAGCTGCTCGGCATCATGGGCAAGGGTCTGCGCGAAGGCGCGTTCCTGCCGGGCGCCGGAGCGCAGCAAGACGAGACCCTTAATTCGCCAGAGGCGGCGCAGGCGGAGATCGCGAAGCTCCAGGGCAGCAAGGAGTTCCAGGAGAAGTATAATAACGCGAACCATCCCGAACACGCCGCGGCGCTCAAACGCATGGAGCAGCTATTCGCAGCCAAGGTTCCGAAGAAGGCCGGTTGACGTTTGGCAGTGATGCGCCTACTAATTTGGGAATCCGAGTAAGAACAACCCGGGTTCCCAAGAGGGCCGGCCTGCCGAAGAACCCCTCGCCCCCATCAATCACAGGGTGAGAAAAAGGCCATGGCCGAGACACTCGCAACTTTTACCGTCCCCGAGCATCATGTGCTGATGTTCACCGCGAACGTGCAAGCGGCGCTTGCACGGTTTCCCGGCTCCCTTGAAGGCTCGGTGAGCCAGGGCAGCTATTCCGGCGAAAAAGTCCAGGTGGTCAACTTCCTGGGTCCGATCGCCTTCACCAAGCGCACCACGCGCTATCAGGATACCGAGTTCACCGAGGCCGCGCACACTCAGCGTTGGCTCCAGGCCGACGAATTCGATGCCGCGATCCCCGTCGATCGTCTCGACACGCTCAAGATGATCTACGATCCGACCAGTCCCTACGTCGAGCGCATGCGCGAGGCGGCCGGTCGGGAGAAGGACCAGATCACGATGGACGCCTTCTTTGCCGCGGCGCTGACCGGCAAGAAGGGTGAGTCCACGATCTCGTTCCCCAGCGCGGATGAGGTGCTGCACGGCACCACGGGCATGACCACGGACAAGCTCCGTGCGGCCCGCAAGCTGCTCAAGCAGCGGCACGTTGATCTGCGCATCGAGCGGCCCAAGATCGCCATCTCGGCGGAGCAGGCCGACGACATGCTCGGCGACGCCAAGATCACGAACGTGGACTTCAACACGTTGAAGCCACTGACCGATGGCGAGCCGGTGCCGTTCATGGGGTTCGATTTCCTCCCGGTTGAGGATATCATTCCCACGCGCACGGACAGCGGCGTGATCCGCATGTGCCCCTGCTGGGTTTCCAGCGGCATGCACTACGGGAGTTGGGATGATCTCTCCATCGTCATCTCGGATCGTCCGGACAAGCGCCACATGAAGCAGATCTTCGCTACCTTTACGGGCGGTGCCACCCGTCTCGAAGAGGGCAAGGTCATCAAAGTTGAAGCGAAGGAGTAACGGCCATGGCAGCAGCTTTTGACAGCGAGCAATTCGCCAAGATGCGGTCGGGGACCGACTACCTCTTCCCGATCGACGTTTCCGGCAAGCTCCGGCTCCTCAAGTTCGATTGGGTGGCGGTAGGCGCCGGCGTCACGCCGACCACCATCAGCCTCACCAAGTTGCCGCCTGGGCGCGTTCGCGTGCTCCCTTGGATGAGTCGGCTCTGGCATACGGCGTTCGGCTCTTCGCTGGTCTGTGATATCGGCCACGCGGCCTACAACACGGAGAGCAACGCCGCCGTCGCCGCCGATGTGGATGCGTTCACCACGACGATCATCGATATCGAGAACGCCGGCAATAACATCGTTCTGGATGCCACGCTGCACCAGTTCGATCTCTTCTCCATGAAGGGTATCGATGTGATCGCGACGGTCACTGGTGGCGACACTGCGGCGGCCGACGCGCTGCACGGCTACATCGCTTACCTGCACGAGTGATCGAGCAGGACTGATCGAGCAGACGGAGGGCTCTTGCCGTGGTGGTTTCGACGCCAGAAGAGATTGTCAATCTCGGCTTCGACATTATCGGTGAGAGCCCGATCGTCTCGATTACCGGACCAACCAACAAGGCCGAGAAGTTCGCCGCCCGGCACTATGCGCCGGCGCGCGATCTGCTCTTGCGACGCCATATTTGGGTGTTCGCCAAAAAGTGGTTGAAGCTCACGCAAGAGTCGGAGCTTACCTTGGACGTGGATCGTCCGTTCGCCTACAAGCTCTCTGCCGAAGTTGTGCGGGTAATTCGGCCATCCGATACCGAATGGCGCATTGTTGGCCGCGAGATTTACTCCGGCATCGACGGGGGGCTCACTGTCCTGTGCATCGTCAACGATAAGAGCCCGGCGGAGTTTGACGCGCTCTTTGTTGATGCGCTGGCGGCTCTCTTCGCGCTGCGCTATGCCGAAATTCGGACGCAAAGTGATAACAAAAAGGCTCGGGCGATTCTCATCTACAAAGAGGCAATCCACGAAGCCAAGAGCGTTAATGCCTTGGAGGAGCCGCACAGGATGGTGTTTCCCGATCACGCCAGCCTCTATCTTGCTGGGCATGATGGGCAGGTAGAGGCGGCGCTTTCGCGTCAGGCGGTTGTCGCGGGCGGCAGCTAATGCCGCAACAGCACCTCGCACTGGAGGCGTTTAACTCCGGTATCTTCGGTGGGCTCATGCTTGGCCGATCGAATTTTAAGCGCTACCCCTTCGCGTTGAAAAAGGCGCTGAATTCGATATCGATCCCCCAAGGCCCCTCGCTCTCCGCACCCGGCACGCAGATGATGACGCCGGCGTTCAGCCAGGCCAGTCGATCATGGCTGGTCCCGTTTCGGTTCAGCGGCGAACAGCATCTGATGCTGGAGTTCGCGGATAATCAGCTCCGCTTTTTCGACAACTCGGGCTTGGTGCTGTTCCCGGCCGTGGCCGCTATCAGCGCCACGCCGGGCGGCAGCACGATTGAGTTCGACGTGCCGGGCCACAGCATCTCTGTAAATGATTATGTGGCGCTCCAGGGCGCTGGATTCGCCGCTGCCGACAACCTGGTGGATGAGGTGGCGATCGTCTCGGCCGTAGCCGGCGACGATGTAACGGTGAGCATCACACCACCGGGCGGTTTCAGCTACTCGGCGCCTATGTCGCTGGCGAAGGTGCTCATGGTCGCGACACCCTATGAGGCCGCCGACCTGGACGCGCTGCGGGCGGTGCAGTCGCTCGACACGGTGTATCTGTTCTGCCGGAAGAAGAGCGGCGGCGTCGCCGGGCATCCGGTGCAAAAGTTGGTGCGATCCGACACCACCTCTTGGACGCTAACAGAGGTGGCCTTCTCCGATGGCCCCTACCTCACCAGTGACCTTCTGGCGCCGACGATCAGCTATGATGTGACCGGTGGCGCCGTGCCGGCGATGACTTCTAATATCCTGCCAACGGGGTATATCGCTTCGGAGAATGGTGGGGGCACGGATGCGTTTGAAGCGTTCGACCAGGATTCTAATACTTCGTGGGATGGGGCTGACGATCAGACGGGGTGGCTCAAGATCCAGTTGCCTGTCGCGGTGGCGGTTACGGGCTACTCAATTCACGCGAAGCATACTAGCACGGATTCGAATTTCTCGGCAGTCGAGCAGGCTCCATCGACCTTCAAGCTGGAGGGCTCGAATGATGATTCAACGTGGACCCTGCTTGATCGCCAGGTGGGCTTTGTCGCCTATCAGAACAAGCGCACGCCCTACATTCGATTGAAGAACCGCATCGTGTATCTCTATTACCGGCTCACCGTCGAGTCGTGTGTGAGGAACGGCAGCTTGAAGCCGTCGATTTCCCGCCTGGCGTTGGGGGTGGATAGCACGGCTATCACACTGACCGCCGACGCTGTGACGCTGATCAACAAAGGCGCGGGGTTTCTGTCCACGGACGTAGGCCGTCTGATCCGGCTTCGAGGCTCAGATCTCGCGTGGCGCGCGCTCCGGATAACCTCGATAACTTCCACGACGATAGCTGTGGCGACGTTGGAGGGCGAGCCTTTCGCATCCCTGGATCCCGCCCTGGAGTGGCGACTCGGACTGTTCTCGGCCACCACCGGGCATCCGGTTGACGCCATCTTCTGGAAGGATCGGCTGATAATGGGCGGCGTGCGGGACTTCCCGAGCATTATCGCCGGCAGTGAGACTCAGAAGTATGAGAGCATGGCGCCGAGCGATACCGATGGCGTGGTGCTCGAATCCAGTGGATTTACATTGGAAATTACCTCGCGAGATCTTGCAGCGATCAGGTGGTTTCAAGATCTCGGCCGAGAGCGCGGCCTTGTCGTCGGCACGGCGTCGGGGATCCACAACGTGCGTCGGCTCGACAAGACCAAGGCATTTTCCGCCTCGAACGCCGATCAGGATCCGATCAACGATGAAGAGGCATCCACGCTCGCGCCGCTACGAGTCGCCTCTGCAATTCTGTTCGTCTCGATCTCCGTTCGCAAACTCCACGAGCTGGCCTACGTGTTCAACGATGATGGGTTCAACGCGCCGGATCTGACACAACTTGCTCCAAACATCTTCGCGGACAGCCCCTTCGCGCAGATCATGCGGCTCCGATCCCCCTATCCGATCGTGGTCTGCCGGCGCGAGGACGGGACGCTAGGGCTGCTCACCTATAGCCGTGCCGAGGACGTGGTTGGTTGGTGCGAGTATGACGGCG